ATCATTGCTACTATCATCGCCGCCTGGGCCAGTATAATCATCACCTTCATCATAAAACGCAGGAATACCCATTGGCCCCGGCTTACCGGCACCACCATTAGCCATAAGCATCTGCGCTTCTTCGGGCGTGATGTAGGCCAGTAGGTGATCTTGCCCACGGATTTCTACGCGGCGTGGTGGGTTTTTTTCTTGCATTTTAGCCATCGTTACACCCTCGGCAAGTTAGTTGAAATCTGTGAGTCTGTTAAAGCCTTAGCCACGCGAAGCTCTGCTTCTGCTTGCAACTCTTGACGGCGTAGCTCTATTTCCATTGCCATCTTTTCACGCTGTAGCTGTAAGTCTTGCTCCATTTTTTCGCGTTGAAGCGCAATATTTGCCTCTGCTTTTTGTTGTTCAAGAGCCTGCTGTGCTTGTGCTTTTTGCTGCTCAAGCTGCATAAGCTGTTGCATCTGCATTTGCTCTGGAGACATCTGTGGCTGCTGTTGAGCCTGCTGTTGCTCTGCCATCATAATCTGCTGGGCATTGTTAAAGAACTGGTCAGCATCTTTAAAGCCGCCAATTTCTGCAATGCTACGAAGTGTATTAACGTACTGAGACATTGTAACAACAGGATTGTTTGGCCCTAGCTGCTGCAAGATTTGCTCTTGCTTTGTTGCAATCTGCGTCAGGAACGCAATCTTCTGCTCATCGTCAGCCGTTCCAAGCCCAACCTGCACAACAACGTCAAACTCGCTAGTCCACTCACGCGGGTCAATCGGTACAAAGTTGTTACGCAGACGCACGATGCGCGGCTTGTTATCATACTTAGTAACCAAGTGCAAAATGCCCTTGAACAAATCCTTAACACCTGTCTCAGCCATTGTACGAGCATAGCTTTCTAGCTTGACCTGTGCGCCTCTGACAGTCGCGCTAATGGCACTAGCTGTCGTAGACTGCAAGGCGTTTGCATCTAGCCCCTGTGACGCCTTGCTCATACCTGTGCGCTGCTCTTTGATGTTGTCTAAATAATCCATCAAAGGCCGGATTTCGCCGCCTACAGGAGTGCCTGTAATGGCCTGCACCATACCAGGCTGACGAGCGCGGATGATGCCACCAGCAGTGCCTTCAAGAAGGTCATCTAGATTAACCTGACCCTCAACAGCAACCATTCGTGGCAGTGTGCTTGTATACACGCTGTCGAGGTACTGGCGCATCAAAGTAGACTTTATGACCTGCAAATCTTCAGTCATATCGTAAATGCTGCGGCCAATGAGGCGGTGAGGCATCAGGATTGGGCTAACAACTGCAAACGGAACGTGGTCAAACGGCTCGTTATGCAGAATGTGTGATGCGCCATCACCGATAGCGCAAATACGGCGGCGCTCGGCAATACCGTCACCGTCAAAGTCCACATTCATAATGCACTCGTAATACACGACCTCACGCAAGGTGGGGTCTGCTGCATCCGTGCCTGTGCTTGCCTCTAGGTCTTGAAAACGATTTGTACGCTCTTGATCTACGTCTAGGTCTGAAGTACCGGCGTGTGCTTCTACCTCATCTCGGTCATAACCCATTGCCACCAGGTCAGAAACTGTCATTGTTGTGCGGTGTGCTACAAAATATGCTTCTTCTAAGCTGGTAGCTCGGCGGTTTACCAGAAACTCTTCTGGCGGTACATTTATGACTTTAATCTTGCCCTTACGCTCTGTGACACGGACTGACAAGTCATAAGAACTTTCAAGAGGAACCACCGTTCCATCTTCTTCCATATACGAATTAATGACGGTTTCTTGCTGCTCAACCACATCAATATCTGGGTTAGACAAGAGCGCAGCCAGTTCATTTTCATCAAGTCCGTTATATTCCTCTTCAGTGACATTCTCTTCTTCCTCATAAAAATACTTGACTACACCCAAACGGAAAAGCAAAGCATCTTTAAACCAATTATATAGAACCTTATAGCCTTCATTATCGTGATTGATGATGTAGTTTACATAATCACTGACCTGTTCGGCACGTTCTACATCCTCTGCTGTGCGGGGGCTAAATCGCACATACTTGTCGTTTGCCGTAAACACCCTCATAAGGTTCGGCATAATAGCCTCAACCGTGTCTGCTACCTCAGTGGTGACAACTGAGGAGCGACCTTGTACCTCGTTGCCAAACGGCTCACCAAGGTAGAAGTCCATAGCGCGGATACGGTCTTGAGAAAATTCACTATCGAAATGATTTAGGGCATCTGTTACTTCCGAAGAAACAATGCTGTTAAGCTGATACTCATCCATTTTTGGCATTTGATTTTTCCTTCGGCTTGGTTTGCCCATACATACAGCAGCCAGAGCTTTTGCACATTTTCTTTGCTACACAGCCCTTGCAAGTCTCAAAACTTGGCAACGCTTCTACCTTTGCAGATGCAGAAACGGAAGCCTTTGCTATTGCTTGGGCTTCCTTGCTTAATTCTACTGGCCGTGGTCGTGCAACCGGAGGCCTTCTCATAACTCGCGTAAACATCAGTCGCTTGCGTAATTTCCTGTTTGAATCTTGCTACGAGCAGCCTCTGCTTTTTTGCTCTTTTTAGTCATACGCTTTCTTGTCATTGCGTCTTCAAAAGTTGTTTGCGGTCTCTTTGATTGTGGTGTTCTTTTCCCAACAAACTCCTCAATAGGAGACATCATTGGAACCGGGAGTGGCATACCCTTTGACTTTTTGCCGTAGTTCATTTCTTTTTAGCTTTCTTTTTGAATGTTTGTTTAATTGCGCCAGTCATACCAATGCCAGTGCTAGTCATAACCGGCACAGACTTAGGTTCCTGCATAATAACAGGCTTTGCGTCCTTTTTATAGGCTATACAACGAGCTTGTGCTTGACAGCGGGCTGGATACGGACATTTATCACAAATAATCATACTATTTCCTTTTACCCATTACCATTTCACCTTATTTGCCCAATATGCTGCTGAACATCTGCCCTTTGCAATATTCTTGGCGTGTCTTGCCTTAAATGATTTACGCCGAGCTTTTTCTGCTGCTGTACTTGGGCTTTTACCAGCACCAGAAACTCCTTGCTGACCAAAACGAATAGTTTTTACGCTACCATCCTCGCATTTTGCCACGACAACGTGGCTTTTAGTCGGGTGGTTGGGTGTGCGCTTTGGCTTATTATAGCCTGCTACGCCAATTCTTTCTAGTCGGGGGTCTTTAGGCATCGTATTCAACCTCTTTAATCTTTGAAGTTTTCATCATAGCCTCAATCTCTTCTGCCGACATCCCAGCACGAAGACCAGAACTAACAGCCATACTCATACAAGCATCCATAACGTGATGCCATTTTGCTTCTGATGTAACTAGCAACCCAGCAACGTGCATTTCCAACATAGTATTGATGGCCTCAACCATCTCAAAATATTCTTCCTCAGTCTCGTCAAGCTCTACTTCAACGTCTAAATGCCTATTTGGAAACTTTACGATGTTGTCAGTCATACTACCCATCCTGTATTTGCCTTGAGGCTGCGCTTGCTACTATAACCTCTTGAGTAGCCGCCAGCAATGGCACCATTTTCAGCAAAACTCAAGACAAAAGCGTCTGCTACGTCCGGGCTCCTCTGCCCTCTGCGCTTCATCTCGTCCTTGCTCTCGACCTTCAGCTTACCATTAGACAGGTATTTATACCTAATCGCAGTAATCTCCTGTATCAACGTAGCATCATTCGGTATATGGCAATCTCTTGCCTCAAACCATTCACGAGCATTCCAGAACAACTCATCACGAAGCCGGTTAAACCTGTCCTTCAAACTAGCTGTCTCCGACACAGATATCGCTACGGCAGGCAAGTCAAGCTCTCTTAGCCTGTCAGCGAGGCCAGCGCCAATACCAATAGCATCAATATAAATGCTTTGAGGACGTAACCTGTAAGTGCAAGCCTCATACTCAGAAAGCACAATTCCTGCCATCTCCATAATATCTCTGCCTTGGTACGTCTTAATCGGCTCAATAAGAACATTGCCCTGTCTTTTAGCAATCGCACTACGGTCTGCACCAAATCTTGCAACGTCTACTCCCCATACAACCGGCATAGTGGGTGAGGCTTCGACTTCTCTTTTAGTTGCTTCCTCAACCAGATACAGCGGCAAAAGTACATCATCTGATTGCGTAGGAAACTGACCAAGGACACGCACCCTGTAAACATTAGACTCTTCACCATATTTGTCCTTCATTTCCTCAAGAAACTGCTCAGAAACCGTGGTTGCCTCGTGACAACTCACCGTCATCGTGTGCCAACGCTCACGCTGAGAATGGTGACTATCAAAGAAAAAACCCTCAGACCGCGTAGGGTTGCCGCACATTACCGTCTTCGCACCGGCAGTGGACATTGCACCCTCACCGACCTGGAAGACAACATCCGGTATACCTGACGCTTCCTCACACAAGAATAACATATTCTCTGAGTGAAAACCCTGCAAAGCCTCTGGGTTCTCCCTGCGACTTGTTCGCGCAACCGCAAAGCTGTCACTAGCCCCCTTGAGGCTAATCTTGTCGCTCTTGAACTCCAGTAAATGCTTGAAACCCTCGGGCAACTTCCTTGCCCATTTATCTATCTCAGTCCAAAGAACATCACTCAACTGATGCGCCGTGTTTGCCGTCACAGCAACCTTGCACGGATAGTGCGTTACAAGCCACCACAATACTAACCAACTCTGAAATGCCGTCTTGCCTACACCGTGACCAGACGCAATGCTCACCTTATCGTGACTTGCAACTGCCTTAAGTGCCTCGGCTTGCCACGGCTGGGGTTTTGCATTGAGAATGCTGGTGACGAATAAAACCGGGTCATTGTGCAACTGAACGAGCAGATCAGTGTTCTCAGTCTTTTTCAATTTCAACGGCCTCCGCATCAATGGTGTTATCTTCTAGCCGCTGACGCTCTATCTGCGCCGCTGCCAGCTTCAACTCGTCAACAAAGCTTACAACCTTATGCTCGTGTTCGACCTTCTGGTTCTCTCCGTAAAACTTCGGATACAGTTTCGCTGCCCGCCACTTGTAAGTATCAATCACAACTCTCGCTTGCTGGGCGTCAAGCTCTCCATACTTCATAAGCTCAATAGCATCATCAATATCATCGTCAATCTTCTGAGCGCGAAGCTCCATAGCGACCTTGTACTGGTCGCGGAAATCAGCGTCATCACGCAGCCACTTGCTAATCGTCATAAACGTAGGGATTTGCTTGTGAGTGCAAGCCTTCCTCGCAGACATACCGTCAGAAACAAGCTCTATGAACTTCTTCTTGCCACGATCTATCTCTTTAGGGTCAGTGATTTTACGTCCCATTTGGCACTCCTTTATTCGTCACATAGCAGACTTGATATAGCAGTGCAAGAAAACTTGCAACTTTTGGGGTGCTAGGGACGTTTTAGGCGTGGTAGAAAGAAGGGGGGTAGAGGGGATTAGATGTGGACTATTATATATTTATGCCGCCCCCCGCGCAGATTCGATGGGGGGTGTATCAGCGTATTAGCACACTAGCACAAACAATCTGCCATTGTTTTAGCGTGTTAGCACATAAGCACACCAAACATTATGCGACAAAGATAATAAACATTATGCGACAAATGACAACGCCGTAGAATGCCGCGTGACGGCTTGCAACGACTGCCAATGATGAATCATACACCGGAACCACCAACGCCAGCCAGCGGGCAAATATGGGCGATTGTCGCGCGTGTGGTGATATAATACCGCATAGATGTGTTGCCCCTATCCCCCTCATAAATCCCCTTATCCAATCCCCATCCCATCCCCGAACCAAACGCGCCAGCCGTTGCAAGTTTTTTAGCGATACCGTCATTTTTTTCTTGATTATGTCAATTTATGCTATACAGTAATAGATAAGAAAACAAACAAGGAACCCAAAACAATGACAAAACCAAACGCATTTGTAATCTATGACGGCGCAAGCCAAATTGACGGCAAGCGCATTGTCGCGATTGCTAACATTGCTAAAAGCCGCAACGGTAAAACCGGCGCAATGGTGCAAACCTATATATTGCGTCCAGACATTAACCCACTTGAAGCTAACAAAACCGGCGCGGATTACTCTATTTGCGGCAATTGCCCTCATAGGGGTGAGGCGCATAATGAGCCAGACCGCAAGACCGCAAAAAATCGCTCTTGTTATGTAAACCTAGGCCAAGGCGTTTTGATTACATATAAAGCTTATAAGGCTGGAAAATATCCTGCAATCAGCGGTCACGAAGCTATTGCTGCGCTTGGTGTTGACCGTATGGTTCGCATTGGTACCTATGGCGATGGCGCAGCGGTTCCAAGCTATATATGGGATAGCCTTATTAGCAAGGCTAAAGGCCATACCGCTTACAGCCACCAAAGCGGCATTGATACCGCAAGTTTTGACGCTGCAATCTATATGCAATCCGCTGATAGCGAACCAGAAGCACAAGAAGCTTGGAACAAAGGCCATAGAACATTCCGCGTTATTGACCGCATTGAAAGCCTTATCACCGGCAAGGAAATTTTATGTCCTGCCAGCAAAGAGGCGGGATATCTAACGCAATGCATCACTTGCGGCTTG